CTGTAGGTTATTTTCCTTTACGTGGTACAGGTCATATTTTTTACCTGAGATCTGTTCAACCATAAGACGATAGTTGTTCATTACGTCTCTACCCTGTGTGTATGCCTGCTGGACGCACTCGAAAACAATAGCGCGAGGTTTTACGCGCCCTGCGTATTTCATAAAGGCTACGGTGTGTTCGTGTGCCTTAGAGTCAGGTCCACGGTTTGCGGGACCCGACCATACGGACCAACCGGAGCAGGGAGGACAGCCCATAACTATGTCTGCCTTTTGAACATGCCACTCGTTTGGATCGTCTGAAAATTCAGCGGACCAGTCGTTTCCAAGAAGATGACGGTTGCTCTCAACTACAGGATTTCCAAAGTTTAACGTACCAGTGCGGTGAATCATCTTCATGTCATTTTGCACGAAGCCAAGACTCATGAAGCCCGCAAGGCCGTTACAGTCGATAAATGTCAGTTGAGACACGGTTATACCTTTCGTTTCCTAGGGTAGGACTGTATACCGCATTCACGTTTACCGCGTTAACTTAGGACGAAATATTTCCTTTTTCAACCGCAAGTTTACCGACCTCGTATCCGCAACCTGCGTATCCTGCGATGTCAACCCAGGTATCAGCCTGGAAACCTGAACCGTTGGAGTAGCGTGCCATCTTTACACCGACCATGCACATCGCGACGTCCTCCTGTGACACGGGCACGTTAAGAATAACCGACCAGATCTTTGCGATGCGCTCGAAGTTTTCCTCAGGTCCACCATACTGCGAGTCACGCTCGCCGGAGATGATACGCGCTGCCTCACGAAGTGCCTCAACGCGGTACGTTACGTCTGTATTTTCACTCATCATTTCTTACCTTCAATCTTTGCACGGATGGTAAATAACGCTGTCATCTTTTCATTTTCTCCACGCATGTGAAGTTCGGTATCACTTGGTAGATCCGCGTCTATGTCTCCTGTGATTGTTCTCCACCTGCCTGTCGCAAGACTAAGAACATCTTCTATGGTGTCTCCTACAACGGAGAATTCGACTGTAGATCTCATTAACGAACACGCTTCTGTAGTTGATGAGGAGAGTAGTGCGCGCCGTCAAGAAGTGGTTCCTTGCCGTCCTCGGACTTAAAGATAATATCTCCGTAGCGAACAGCTACAACGCGTCCGCGCCGTCCGTTGTGTATCGCACCCGTTGATCCGTCATAGGCATCTGCCTTAACGCGAACCTCGTCCGCGACGATGATAGAACCAGGCTGTGCATCAACCCAGACCTCGTCTGGCTTTTCAGGAAGAATAGAGTGTCCTAGTGAGATACTGTTAAACAGGGCAACTACCTCCTTTTGTTGTGGTACTGATATATTTAATGTTTCCCACGTACCAAGAAGTTTTAGCAGCGCGTTTCCAACGCCAACCTTAACCTTAGCTTCCTGCATCTGGTAGCGGATCCATTCTTCATTTATCTCTGGCATTTAGTTCACCTCTTTCGGAGCGCACTTTGCGCATAGTTCCTCGCTTGTACCAACGCCAACGTCATCGATAGCGCGTGAACACAGCGCACACTTGACGCCGACGTCCTTTACGTTATATCCCTTTAGTTGTCGTTGTTTGTTCTTTTCCATTTTTTCAATGTAGTACCTGTCAAGAACCTCGTCAGTTCCGCCTGCCGCACAGATTATGTTTGCGACAAAGTGTAGAACGTCAACCGCCTCCTTGATGATCTCTTCCTTATCGGCGTACGGTTTATCGTGTTGCCAAGGCTTCCACGAGATTGCCTGACGCATCTCCGCAAGCTCGTCATCAATGGCTAGCATGTTCCAGCGCATGTACTCGATAAGATTATTTATCGAGTCCGGATCTGAACCTTCGTACTTACTGTAGTCCATACCGTATACGTTTTCCTGTAGCATACGTGTACGCGTAAGCCACTCGTTAAATAATTCAGCCATGATTATCCTTTTCTTACGTGTAGTTGTAGTGCGTCAGTTAGTGCAACGGCAGCGTCTCTGCGGGATGGAACTGCATCGATGTAGGCGTTACGTTGTTCACGTGCAAGATTATTTCTTTCTTCCTGTGTCATTCCTTCTATTTTCGAGGCAAGGTATGACCAGTCACTGCCAAGTAGACCACTTTCACGCCAGTCGGTAGCGATAGGAGTAAGCGCGGATAGGCACTGTGCAAATCTGTACGACCACCATGTTCCCTGCGAGTGCGGACTAATAAGAGCTCCGATCCCCTTAGAGATCTGTTCGTGTACCTGTGCGTCGGTCCAACCCTTGTGCCACTTCATCGGAACGGTGGGTGCCTGAAGTGTTGCGGTAGTTGACTTAACCCACGACGTGGCATAGTTCTCTACTACCCACTTTTCACGTCGGTCAACGTCAAGTACATCCTGCGTTGATATTAGATATGAATCTAAGTTTATAGGAAGTAAGTCATCCGGTGCGTTTGACGGAAGTTGCGCTGCAACCTTGTCTAGGTTTGTCCAGGGAAGTGATGGAAAGAGTGTTGTTGGCCACTTTTCGTTCGCAAGATGCTCGACGACGTCGATAAGATTTTGAAGCATGTTCGGTTGAGATGCGTTGTTATACCCCTTACGGTACGAGTAAAAAGGTTTTGTAAGGTTATCAGGAGTCTTAACCATCGCGCGGATACTTGACGTAATACGTATCGGATCAGCCGCATCAAAGAAAAGTAGTAGCTTATCGGACTCAAGAAGAACATCTATAACGCTTAACGCGCCGTAGATTCTATTTGCGCTTAGACTTGTAAGAGGGCTGATACCGACGAGAACGTTGTCGTACACATCTAGGTCCTTTGTGTTCCAGGACACCTCCGGATCAATCTGATCAACTATGTGACCTTGACCTTCAAGTACGAGTTTAATAGTACCTGCAAACGACAGTGATCTGCGATTTGCCTCCGGTGATGCATGTGGCGCGGACATACCCGTGATAAGAATTTTACTCATGCAAGCGTACCGTCATTCTTTCGTTCAAGTCCCTTGTCCTCTGCAAGCGCACGTTTAACGATACGGTCGCAGTGTTCAACAAACGCGGAGTACTCTGGAAGATAAGGTGCAAGCGCGGCGCGTTGCGCCATCGCTGCCTCGTGCAGTTGCGAGTCTGTCATGCCTTCAACGTCGCTGATCTTAAGTTTATACGCATCGCCAAGTGGATCACCTTCACCCTTATCGGTAACTAGGATAGAGCCAACGTGCGCCGCGTATAGAAAACGACTGCGCCACCAGCCGGATCCAGCGTGTGGATACGGTGGAGAAAGAATTCCCCAGTGGTTGTTATAGAATTCAAGAACGTCCTGCTCTGTATCAAAACGCTGTCCGCCAAGTTTTTTAATAAGCTTACGACTTCCAACTATCTCGACAGGCCAGCTAAGATTTTTCTTTTCAAGCCATGTATCGTGAGGCATAAGAGCTCCAAGCACCCACGCTTTTTTCTTTGCCTGCGGAGGTAACGCGGTAACGGGAGAAAGTGTAGGCATCACTGTCGACGTTGGGTCAAGAGCTTCGATAGGTCCTACCTCATCAGGCATACGCTTACGCACGATTGATCTGTCACCGAACGAGTACATAGGGCATACCGGAACCATGCCTGCTGTCCAACGATCTGCAAGTAGATCCCGTGCGGCCTCAACAAGACGTTTTTCATAAGGCTGAACGTTTTCATCGGTGTCCATCATGTAATAACGTTCTATATAACACTTCTTAGCGGCCGCTGGGTTTGCCTCTCGGACACGTTCAAGCGCTGCCTCAATATCTGCACGGCTAAAGTAAGTTGCGCCTTCGTCACCGCGATGTTCTGTCCCCACAAGAAGATGCTTATACAACATAGCAGGTTTACGAATTAAGGCGCGTGCACCGTTAAACACGGTGTTAAACTGCCAGTCATCAAAGAATCCTACGCAAGGAATACCGGATGATAAAGCGTACAGCGCGCCCATCGCACCTTGGCGTCCGTTAAGAGAGTTAAGAGGAGCAAGGTTAATCCATAACACGTCATAACCTGATAGATCTTCACCTGGAGCTATCTTTCGCCAGTCAACGTCGTGACCTGCCTCGCGTAGAGCCTTTGCGATAGAAGCAGGCACGTCAATTTTTTGTATCGTGCGTTTTTCCGAGTTGATTTGCAACGCGGTAAAACCACTCATCAGTACCTTCACGCTCCACTACCTTTCTAAGTAGATTTGGGATATCACCTATTCACTGTACCAGGAACAGGTGATAAACCAGACTTACTTAGTCGACTAGAATGGAGCAGCCGGTGGTGCAGCTGCAACTTCTGGTGCAGGTGCCGCGGCTGGTGCAGGTGCCGGTGCAGGAGCAGGTGCTGCTGCTACAGGTGCTGCTGTTGGAACTGATCCCGCTGTTGCGGTGTAGTACATCTTAATTTCGTTCTTCTTTTGGCCTTGCCATGTGCGTGAGCCAACCTGTGCACGAAATGAACGACCCTTAGCTGCTTGTTCGATAGCGGCGTTGGAAGGATTTGTTGCAAAGAACTCGCGGCCAAGACCGAGAGCTCCCATCTTGCGGAAGAACATTCCGAGAGCAGCAGGACTGTCTGGTGTAACTACTAAGTTATCCCAAACAAGACGCTTTGCGTGCGCACCGTTTTGTACCTGCGCCTTAACAGCGAACATGGTCTTGCCTGATTGCGAGACCTTTGCGACTGCCTCTAGTACTACTAGATCGTAGTCACCATCTGGTAGTGGTTCGAAACTACCTGTTTCACCGGCGTCTTTAACAAGATCGCCCCAGTTGAGTGTACTCATCTGTTATTTGTCTCCTGACTTAGTTGTAGTTGTTGGTGCTGCTTTTGGACCGAAGATCATGTCAAGCATGCGTTCGATTCCAAGGTTTTCTTGTTCAACGATCTTTCCAAGTCGACCTTGTACTCGCTCGCCTGCCTCGTACTCGTCTGTGCGTTCTACGTACATACGACGTACTTTGTATGGTGCCTGTAGTGGATCTGGATTAGGCATAGTCTCGACGTTTATCGCGCCAAGAATGTCATAGAAGTATGGAGCTTGAATTGCAAGTTGACCCTGTAGGTATGGACGCATGCGACCATCTTGTCCAGGACGTGCCATCGCTGTTAGTACAACGGCTTCAAGCGGTTGTGTAGGGTGCATTGTAAGGTCACGTAGATCACGCAATAGCGCGCCCATGTGACGAAGTAACTCGCCCCATTGTTGCATCTTCATCTGTTCGGTACCGGCGATTGAATCCATGCACTTCACTTGAAGTTCAGAGATAGAATCGATGATAAGTGACTTGAATTGATGCTTTCCAGTTTGTAGCCACTGGAATGTTTTGAGAACAACATCGTAGTCGCGAACGTTAACGACCACTGTGTCCCAGGTGCCATCGGCAACCGGTGGTTCTTCTCGAATCGGGTCCCAGTACTTAACTGTGATAGGTAGGAATCGGTGCCCACCCTCAACGTCAAGCATGAGACGTGGATATGGTGAGGTCACGGCGAAGGTTGACTTACCAACCTTAGATTCACCGTAAACCATGATAGTCAACGAACGTTGTACGTCAGACATCACTGTTTCCTTTCATCTCTTGTTTGTGTAACATTATTATTCTGCGCCTTTCTTTTCTTCTACACCGTAGTATGCGTACGGATCAGCAGGTTGGAACGCGTCTTCAATCGCGGCCTCAGCTGCCGAGCCATCGTCAAACATCGGACATATAGAGAAAAATGAACATTTCCACTTGCAGTCGCGCGTCGGATGTGGATACGCGATAAATCGGTGGTCACCGCCGTCATCAAGTGCCTTGCGTGCACCCATCATGTCGGTAAGTGTTCCGTGAATTCTTTGCCAAAACGAGCGAAGCGCAAATACGTTGTGTCGAACCTCGATCTGCTCGTAGAAAGGTGGACGTGCGTTTGCGCTACGCTTAACCTTCTTTAGCATTGTAAAGATTCCGCCCTCAGAGCGTTCGCCTTCCTTGTTCTGCGCTGTCTCTAACATCATGTACGTAAGAATTTGTTCGTTCATGTGCGCCATGCTTGAGAAGTCGGTAAATGAACCACCGACAGTCTTAAAGTCTCTAAACATACGTACTCCGTCAGCCTTACGACGAACACGCATATCAATCTTTCCTTGAAGTATTACCTCTCCGTCAAGCAAAGGCATCTCAATAATTTCCTCGGTAGAGATCATCTCAAGCTCGGCGTCAATACCGTTTTCCTCGACCCACTGTAGGTAACCTTCAAGCATGATGCGGCCAAGCTCTGCCTCGGAGTCAAGATCGTATGTATCACGAAATGCTGCCTCAAGTACACCGCGGTCAATCTCAACTAACTGTGCGTGAGCTTCAAGCAGTGGAATTTGTTTTGAGTAGTACATGTCTAAAGCCTCGTGAACTCGCGAACCAAGTGCAAGTGCACCTGTCATCTGCTTGTTCTTTGGCTGTAGACGACGGTAATAACTAAGCCACCAACGTCTGCGGCAATCCTTAAACGTTTGAATCTCGGAGTTAGAGATTCTTATCGGTTCGGTCATAGGTTTCCTGCCTTATCATCCTTTAGGAGGGCAAGAAGCTTATCCTTGTCCTTAACGATTTGTTCAAAGTTATCGGCCTTGGTTGAAAGAACCTGAATAACACGTTCCTCGATAGAACCTTCGGTAACGTAGTCCGTTACAATAATTGAGTCGTGAATTTCAGATCCGATACGGTGAACACGGTCAAGTGCCTGTTTGTGATCTACAAGTGACCACGGACGCTGTAGCATCACAAGACGACGAGCTGCCGTCAACGTAATTCCAACACCGCCAGCCTGTGCCGTAAAAAGTATCCACTTGATCTTGCCAGATTGAAAATCATCAACCGCTTGTTGACGTTCATCCTCATTCTGAGCACCAGTGATGAGACCATGTGGAATCTTAGCTTTTGTTAACTCCGCGCTTAGCAGATCAATTAACTGACGTGATACAGCACACACCGCAACTGAGTCGTCTCCGAAGTCGCCGTTTTCAATATCACTCATAAGCGAGTCAACCTTGCATGAAGGTTCGGCAAGTATTGCGCGCATCTCGCCGGTGTCCTCGTTGACATCCATCGTTGCGTACGAACTTGCAAACTGAAGTAATCTAATAGTTTGAGTTAG